CTTGTCTTGCCCCAGAGTTTCCACAAATCCCATTGCTGTAAGCTGTAGTCTTTCCATTCACTCCATAAGCATATCCGAGTCCTTTATCTCCACTGATTCCCTGCCAGTGCATTGATGTTTCATACAACTCCTTGAAATCGTCCGTATCATAATCTTCTTTCGGATTTTCTTCCACGTACCTTTTCGCACTAGCTTTAGTTCCATACCCGCACCTAGATACAAGTTTCATAAACTCTTCTGCTTTCACCTTTTCTGTACCTCCATGAGTTTCTTCACCAGTGCTGTCTCATTGGTCTCACAATCATGCAGATGATGATAACCTGGCTCCAACAGATATGATTTTGTGTACGTGCTTTCCGGGTTCTCGTCCGTATATCTTTCTTTCCAAGCTACATACTGTTTATACTCACAAATAACGATTGCACTTCCATCTGGAAGAATGTATCTGTAATACACTTCGTCAGCTTGTGGCACTTCAAACCATACCGGCCAATCTCTATAAGTTTTCAAAAACTCTTTTCTCTGGTCATTATTTTTCAACTTTGGTAATTCTGGCTGTGCAACTTCTTCAACTTCTCTTGCAATATCTTCATCCATGTCTCTAGCAGCACCTACCATCACCATAAAACATGGTTGATACACTTCCTCGTCCTTCATAAGCAATACTGCTTCCGGCATATACACTTTTCTGTCTTCTGGATTCGCAACTATAATACTTACGTCCGAATCCTCGTTAAATTCACCTAAATATTCTTTTAATTCCTTATTTTCCATTTTCCTGTCGGAGCAAAGAGCTCTTTTACGCTGGCCAGCAAATCTCCTGCTCCTTTCGTTTTTATTTTCTTACAACCCTAAATTTCTTTATTTTTTCGTGCATCGGTTCTTCATTTTCGTGATACTTTCCAGTCACATTACAAACCATATTCTCCATGTCTACCCAATTAATTTGGATAATGGTTATTTCGATTTCTTTTCCCGGATTATCAATAATCAGCTTCTCACCCTGTTTAATGAGCGTATTCTCTGCATCAGATTTCATCTCAAACGAAAATGTAGTCCGCATCATTTTTCCTCTTGGTTCTTTGTCATAATAGAGACAATTCCGTTTATGCTCCCAACAATCGCCACCTTGTGAATAATGCTTTTTACATGTAAGGCATTCTGATTCCATCATTTCACCTCATTCGCAAGCTGGAACCCCATTCTTGCCACATTCCTAAGATTCTCTCTAATCAGTGCTTTGTTCGGGTTCCTGTGTGTATCAAGAAACTTCCACAGCTCCGATCTTTCCGTTGGTTCATTTGCAACGTAATCATCTGTATAATCGTATTCAGCTTTTGCAACTTTCAAACACTGAATCATGTAATCTATCTTTTCTCCAATATTCATGACTTACTCCTTTACCGCATATCTGCTTTCGCATATTGCAAAAAACTTTCCGTCATGCTCTTCGCAATATCTTTTCAGCACTTTCTCGCAAGAATCACTGCTGTCAATTTCCTCTTCGTGAACAGCCGTTCTTTTTTCGTCTATTACAAGGCAATAGATTTTCTGAACAACTTCAACCTCTTTCTTCTCATGGTCTTTCTTATACTGTTTGAGGATTTCAATAGCTCGTTCAGGATGTTTTTTCTCTAATTCATTACACACAATACCCATACCGTTATTCTTGGAACTTAGCTTGCAATTATTGCAAAGCTTTCCTGTACACATTTCACCTTTAAGCCTAATTGCTTCTTCTGCTGTCAGTTCTTCCTCTACTGGCTCAAACATTTCGTCTGTCCATGTGTATCCTTCTGGATCTTCTTTAATGCCATAACCACTTTCATCAACGTCTTCGATCGTTACAGTCATTCCTCTCATATCGACCATCTCGTCTGCAACAGTTACACCTCCATATCTTTCGTCTTCCGTTAAATCAGTTCTGACTCTTGCCTTATCTCCAACCTTGTATTTCATCACTTACCTCTCTTTCTCAGCCTTTCTAGTAGCTTCTTTCTCTTCTGCTTCTTGTTTTTCCATTTTCTGATGAACTCAAGCTGAGCCTCATCCTCTACTTCTTGTCTGTTCATTCCTTCTCTTATCATTCTAACCTCTGTACAGATTCGGAATCGGCATCCATGCTGTAACTCTGTACAGTGAGCATCCACCGTGTCCGTTTGAGTATCTATCCCACTCAAGATATCCGTACTGTCTGTCAAGCCAGTGCTTTTCTGTGTCCTCGTCAAACACTTGAATGTAGCACCCTACACTGTACTCTCTGTATCCACTACCGTTCGTTGACTCAAGTGTGAGTAGTACATCTCTTTCATCTTCCGGAAGTCTTTCTGTCACTGGTATCCAGCCATGTCCTTTGTCAGCATTGTCAATCTTGCACATCTTCTCAACATACTTTCTGACGGTCTCTGTTGTGAGCAGAATCCCTTCGTCCTTTCTGTCCGGATTCAGTTCATCTGCCATTGTGTTCTTCAATTCTTCCTCGGCTTCATTCAGCCATGAAAGGAACTCTTCTGCATCAATCGTTTTTCCCATCTCTTCTCCTTTCGCTTTTCGCAACATACTGTCCGTAGCTCATACCATGCTGCTTTGCTTCAGCTGCGACTTTTACTAATTCGTTTATGCGCTTCGGCTCCATTGTGCCTTTTACTTTCTTCGGTTTATCTTGCTTTCGTTTCATTGCCAGTTCCTTTTTCTGTTCAGGACTCAAGGCTCTGTATCTTGCCTTTCCTCTCTCGCAGCACTGTCTTCGGCTTCTTTCTTCTCCGCAAGCCTTGCTACAGCACTTCTTCCGATTGCCGACTATCTCAAATTCTTTTCCGCAGACTGTGCATACCGCCTAGCCACTTTTTTCCTCTGCCATTCTTAATCACCTTCCAAGTAGCTTGCTTTCCAGATCATCCATGTCATACTGTCTCCGGTCAAAGTTGTTATTGTTCTTCGTTGGCTTCTTAAACTTCTCATCGTACTTGCCATCAAGAACCTTTTCGAAGTTGTCCGGGTTGATAAACCAATCAAAGTTCAGTGAGAACCTTGCGTCTGTCTTCCCTTGAAGAAATTCACTTGCCTTGACCTTAGCAATGCCATCAATCACTTTCTCTTCTTCGAATTGGTTAATGAGTTTGGTCAGTGAAGTGTATCGTTTAGAACCTTGATTGATCCGGTAAATCATTTTGATTCCGTAAGGCTCTAGCTGATTCCACGCATCGATGATTGCTGAAATGCTATGCTGCATTATAGATACGTTAGTATCTATATATTCTTCCCTTCTTCCTTTCTTCCTTTCTTCTATTGTTGTCACTTGCTTGTCACTTGCTTGTCGATTGCTTGTCACTTGCTTGTCACTTTGCCTGTCGATTGATTGATAAGAACAGTAATTATTTACCGTAAATACGCTGAATTTGTTATATTTTTTGCTTGTCACTTCGCCTGTCGATTCTAGGTGTTTTATTGCTGTTCTTATCTCTCTAACTGAAAGGTTAGTTTCTTCAGATAATTTGGCTAAAGAAGATACGAATGACCCCCTTTTTATCTCAATTCCTAAGAAAAATCCGTCCTTCCAGTTAGCCTTTAACAGCATGTGTATGAACAATCTGCAAGTGTTTTTATCTTGGTACCAACCCCATTCAAGAAGTGACCGGTTAATCTTTACGTAATCCCCTTTCATACATTTCCACCCAATCTTCAAACTTCATTGTAACCAACCAAGATCTATGATTTTTTCGATGCATCACAGTAGGTATTTCACCCTCTCTCGCATCGTTTTTGGACTGTTCCATAGCGGTATCAATGTTAAGCTTTTCTACTCTCTTACACTCAATGTGAATGCCAGGAAGACCAACTACATCTGCATCTCCATTGGATCCGCAGAACTGCTGTCCTCTTCGGCAATCATATCCATGTGTTTTAAGCAGATTTGCTAATTCTCTTTCTCCTTCTTTCCCTTTTCGGTTCGAGTTCATTGTCTACCTCCATGTTGCAGTTCTTGGCTGTTCGCCTTGCTGTTTTTAATGCCCAGCCGATACTTTTCAGCCGGCTTTCTTCTTGTCTGATGTACTTCATCAGCATCATTCTTTCTTCTAAGATGTTCATGTCTGGAATGAAGTACCCTCTTCCATCTTGCATGTTGAGAATTGGTATATCTCTCCTTGCGTAATGGATCATGTCTCTAATTGTTCTATCATCTATTCCGGTCAGATCAGACAGCTCAGCTCTTGTGATGCTATTGTCATGACCTACACGGATGTAATCTAGTATGTTAATAGTTTCCATCGGTCTCCTTTCTCCCCTCGGACAAAGCCGAGGAGATGAATCATCATGGCTCTGATTAAGGATTGTGACATACTGTTTCAGTCAGCCATTAGGAGTTTATATATCAACCTTATCCGCAAGGTTAATACCAGTTATAGCCAAGACTTTCCAAATACCTCTCTGAACTCTTCTCTGCTGCCTATATGCTCTTCAAAATGTTTCTGAGCCATCTTAAGTCCAGTCCGTGATTCGGATTGTCATGTACGCTCCCATTCTGAAATTCATGTAAATACGGTGCTAGGGGAATCACATATCCGTACCTCTCTGATAGCTTTCGTCTGCTTCCGTAGAAGATATGGTGAATATGTGGATATGGATAACTGGTGAAGTAACAGTGGTTCATATCTTCTGTGAATACACTCTTCAATCGTTTAGCCAATATCCACACCATACCTTTCTTTCAGCAATCTCTTTTCATCCGGCGTCGCAATCGCAGCATCCGTCATTCCAGCTTCTTTGCAGCTTGTGATAAGTCCATCAATGAGCCTTGCCATCTCTGATGTATCGTAGGTACTTGAACCTCTCAACAACTTGTACGTTCTGTACATGATACCGTCCAAGCCTTGCCTTACTTGTGATGTTGGCATTAGATGATATTCTGTTGCTTGCATCACTTTCTTTTCCGCATCTTCCGTATCCGGTACTGTCATGTATATCGTCTTCCCTTCAATGATCTCCGGCTCTCCGTAGTGAATCAGCATCAGATTGTGCATTTCTGCATTAGATGTGTTCATTACCTTTGCAAGCTTGGTAAGCAGTACCCAGTAGTAAGCGTTCGCATCAAGGCTTCTCTTCTTCCTGTATGGCTTGATTTCAAGGCTTAAAACCTCTTTGCCTTTCAATTTCCTCATAGGTTTCGAGGAAGTCCTCATTTGGCTCAAATAGAATGGTCAGACGATGCGTTACGAAGTCGATAATTGGTTCTTTGAGTTTTCCAGTGAAACGCATTACTCATCACCATACTTCTGTTTCAATGCATTGAGCATCATGGCTGCTTCTTCCTCTGTTAGTTCTTCCCAAGTCTTTCCGTTTCCAGCAACCCAAGCGTCTCCATCGACACCGTGACTTGTACATATCTGCTTGATTGTTTTGATTTTTGCAGCGGATGCACGTTTTTTTAATGTTTCCGGAATGAATGGTTCGTTGTAGTTCTCTTCTTTCAGCCACAGATCAAATCCTAGTCCAGTATGGATAGCAACACACTTTACAAATGCTCTGCACATGCTGTTCCATACTCTCTGCTGTGTCATTGAATTATCCTTTACCGGATTACTTCCATTCATTACGGGTGTCTGCATGAAGTACGTGTTCTCATCAATAACAACCTTTATCAGTGTCTCGTAACATCTGTTTTTATTTCCGTTCTTATCAGAGAACTCTACATCTGTCTTTCTAAGGCTGCTACCGGTTGCTGGATCCGGTACTGGTTCCCAGTAAACCTTGTCTGCTCCATGCATTCTCAAAAGGTTGATACATGTTGCCCAGTTGAGATAATCAAGTCCGTCTCTTTTCTTACAGTACTTCTTGATATCTACATTTCTAAGTTCTTCGTAGCTTGCAAGTGGCATTACAATTCGCTCCTTTCTTCATCTATCCAGTCACCGGAGAAGAACCACTCAACAAGTTCTTTTCTAAACTCTTCCTGGTCTTCCTCTGCTCCTTTCAGGCAACGCTTCAACGCATAATCAAATGCTTCCTCTTCTGTTACAATTGTTCCTTCTTCCGGTCCGATGCCTCTATAAACTTTCATGTTTCGTCACCCCTATGATGAGTTTCACAGTATCAAGTTCAACGAATCCGCCCTTCTTCTCGGCTTTCTCAATGTAAGCTTTAAGTGTTTCCATGCGTGCGTCTATCTTGCACAGCTCTACAAATTTATCTACACTTACCTCTAATGTTTTTTCTCCCATTGCTTTCTCCTCTCTGAAATGTTATTATTAAGTTGGTTTTATAGCCGAGTGCCTGAAGGTTGCCGCCTTTATCATGGCACTCTTTTTTAATATCCGAAGATAACCCATGTTGCGATTCCTAAGACAACTACCAATCCCATCGCAACTACTGTCATAACCGCTGACTTTTTTTCTTCTCTGTCATCATGCTCAATTCTTCTTGGCTTTCTCTTGATATCAATGATCTGGATTGTTCTTCTTTGGATGTCGATCATATCGATCTGATTCATTTTTTCCACCTTCTTTCTTGTAAGATATACACGGATAACCTCTGCTTCTCTCTATGCAGTGTTTTCTTTTTCTACAGTTGCGACAGTTCATATTCTTCTCTGCCTTCCATTTTTCTTACTAACACCATTGCTTCTACCGGATCATATTCAGGCACATACTTTCTTGTTGCACCTTCGAGGTGTTTGAAGAACCGGTTGTAATCCGCGTAGACCGCTTTGTCGATGTATCTGTCAATGATCGCATCTTTTGGATACCGGCCTAGCTTGATCTGATTCATGATTCCGTATTTCCGATTCTTAACAGTTCCCATTGATTGACCGTAAGCTTCTTTAAAGTAAGATGTCTTTGCGTATCTGTTCACTGGCTTTCGTTCTTCTTTGACAGCTTCAGCAATCAGAGGGAGTAACTCTTGGATACGTTCCAATTCTGCAACGGCTTGCGCTTTTGTCATCTGCATATTCTTCCTTCCTTTTTGCTCTTCTTAAATGATAAGTGTCATCTGAACTTCCATTGCTTTTTCACTCCTTATCTTCTATACTTTAAATACAGGCACTGCCATGCCGAGTAATCACGAAAGGAGATTTTTATGACAAGAAATCAAGACTTAATTAACAAAACCGTTGAGATTACCGTAGCTAAACTCTCAAACTCCAACGCTTCTGCAAATAAAGATGGTGGAGCACGTATCGCTGAATTTATGCAGGAAATCTACAACAAATTAGTTGAACTTAGTGAGAATGAAAACTAGTTCAGTTTCGCTCTAGCAGACACCAGCTCTGCTAGAGCTTTTGTTAATTCTGTTAATTCTTGACTTTCATAAATAGATGAAACTTTTTCGATTTCTCTTTTTAAAAAGTCGCACACGCATTCTATTGCTGTATCTACTTTTTGTGCCACCATCATTTCTTCTCTCCTTTCTACTTTTCCTCTTTTGTTTCAAAAAGATAATCAAATTTAACCTTGAACAATTTGCACAGCTTTTTTGCTTCCAATGCTGTGAATTTTCCTGATTTCTTTTTGTTCTCATAAGAAACTCTTGACATACCTAATTTTTCAGCCATCTGTTGGTTTGTGAAATTGAATCTAGCCTGTTCTGCTTCTAAGTTCCTAAACAATTTTATTCTCCTTTCGCTTTATTGTTTGCGTTCTGCAAACCACAGTTATACTATAATTGCATTCTGCAAATTTGTCAATACTTTTCTTTGCATTTTGTAAACTTTTTATTGACACTTTGCATTCACATATTTATAATCATAAGTAACAGGAGGAATAACATTATGGGTGATAATTTTAATGAGAATTTAAAAGAAGCTAGGCTTAAATCCGGCATATCGCAGAAAGATTTGGCAGAAAATATCGGCGTAGCAAAATCGACATACTCTTTATATGAAAGTGGAAAAAGAGAACCTAATGTGGATACAATCAAAAAGATTGCTTCTTCTCTGAATGTATCTGCAGATACATTGCTCGGCATCGATAATGAACCAACAACTCTCGCAGCGCACTTTGAGGGTGACGAATACACTGAATCCGAGATGGAAGA